TTGCCTAATGGAAGGCCGTGGGGATGCAAGACGAAGCAAAAATTTAAGACCCGAACATAACAACACACGTTATTTAGATTCGATCGTAGAAACTGCGGTAGAATGGTTTTCTCCGTACGCTCATATAATCAAAGTTATCGGATATGGTAACCACGAAACAAGTATAATCAAATATCAAGAAACGGACTTACTCCGTAGATTCGTTGATTTATTAAATTATAAATGTTCTTCCAACGTTCAAACGGGCGGGTACGGTGGTTGGATAATCATTAAACAAACACTTTACGGAAATTGTAACATAACCACAAAAGTAAAGTATTACCACGGCTCGGGTGGCGGTGGTGTTGTCACTAAAGGAGCGTTAAACCTTACTCGTTCCCTTGAAATGTACGAAGATTTCGACGTGTTTACAATGGGTCATATACACGAAAATAGTTCTAGAAACGATGTAAGGGAATGCGTAAACCACAACTCTAAAAAAGGTTACTCAGTTAAACAACGCCAACTGCATTTAATGCTTACTGGTACATACAAAGAAGAATACGGAGTAGGCGCGTTCGGTTGGCACGTTGAACGAGGCGCACCCCCGAAGCCATTAGGCGGGCGAATCTTGAAAATTGAATGTAAAGAAGTTGATAACTCACTAGTCAAGAATATAGATTCTTTTAAGTTTCCGTTGTAATTTAGCACCATAGCGTTTAGGGGGATAGAGATATCCCCTTTTTTTATATCCATTAGGTAAAGAAAATCCGTTTTTTTATACACGAACGCATCTAATTCAAGCTAATTCCCTTATTTTTATTGAGATTATTTAAGGCAATCGCCTAAATTCTGTCGCAAATATAGGAGATACTTGCGACATTTCTTATTTAGAATCATTTTTTTATGACTTAAAAACGCTTGAAAATCAACGAGTTATAAATTATTTTGTAGAAAAGTGAAAAAAAATTGTTAAAAAGTATTGTTAATTGAAACTTAGTTATTATATTTGCGTATAGTTATTTACTAAACAATTAAAAAAAACGCTATGGAAACATTTACAAAAGCACTTGACTTTATCAAGAAACAAGAAAACAACCCAACTGCCTTAACTTGCTTAATCGAAAGGTTATTAGTTGAAGCCTCAGACAAACAAATAGCAACGGCTTTACAGGAAACGGAATATTTTTTAATGAATTTAAACAAACAAAATGAAACTATTTAAGAACTTATTTAACAGCCTAGACAACGAAGGCAAAATGATGTTAAACACGATTATAGAAGCTTTAACGTTAGTTGGCTTTGTGTTTGTGTCCCTTTTATTAATCGCTTATTTTATTATTTTATGATTGTAGACATCCACTACCCGTTAGCGTACTTTTACGCAGATACCTACGAAGGAGAATGCACCTTTGAACTATCAATAGACGAAGATAACGACTTGAATGTAACTATTTGCACTGCGATAGCTTACCGCAACGATCTAGAAATAGAATTAGAACACGTACTAAACGACTACGACTTACAATTAATCGCAAGTGAAATATACGATGACTTGTTAAACTCAGGTTTACACGAAGAATTTATACAGGAAGAATATAATAACAAATTACAAAACGCTTATGACAACGGAAAAAACTCCCGACGTGAATTTTGATTTACCCATTCAAGTTAAGTGGTGGCTAAACGGCGAAGGTTGGCTACATAAAAACGGACATTTTAATTTTAATCATTACTGTAAAGTTGTAAACGCTAAATATGAAGAAATACGAAATAACACATTACTTTCAAGAAACTCCGAAGGCACGCAGGAAACGAACAAAATCCGTTGTAGAAGCGTATTCCCAACACCACGCTAAATTAGTTTTAGATATTTGGGAAGGATTAATAATAAACATAAAAGAAATATGCAACTAAAGAATAAATTTACCACACTAATCGAAGAAAACGAATTACGCAAACGAAGCAGAAAACGAAAGTATGTAAACCAACGCGGATACCTAATTAAATTAATGCGGGGGTACGGATTCTCATATATTGAAATCGGAGAAATGTTAGGACTTAATCACGCTACGTGCATTCACGCGTTTAACAATGCGAACCTTTGGGAATCAATAAACGATAGACACTTTTACAACGATACCGAACACCTTCGCGCCGCAATGAATAACTTTAAGGTTAATAGAACAATGCAAGATTTATACCTAGACGTTAAAAATGCAGGTGGATTAAAAGACCTAGAACATATACAGGAACGAATAAGACGCGGTGAATATGAACTAAGATTTCAACACGAAGAACAAAATATGAATTAATTAGTTATATTTGCGAACGGTTCGACTCTCACATTATAGAACCTTAAAGAAGTTATCAACCCTTGTAATGAAGTCGAAGTGAGAGCCGACGGATTTGCAGGGGTTTTTTTATGACTTAAATTTAGACAAATGGCTAAAGACAAAAAAGGATTTATTTTGTATTGCGATATGCGATACACGATAGAAAAGCTAACTGATGAACAATCTGGAAAATTGTTCAAACATATTCTGAGATACGTAAACGATGAAAACCCAGAACCCGAAGACCTAATTACTGAAATCGCTTTTGAGCCTATAAAACAACAACTTAAACGCGACCTTGTTAAGTTCGAAGATACCAAAGTAAAGCGAAGCGAAGCGGGAAAAGCGGGGGCAAACAAAAGATGGCAAACGGAATCAAACGATAGCAAACGCATACAAACGATAGCAAAAATAGCTGATAAAGATAATGTTAAAGTAAAAGATAAAGTAAATATATATAGACGCTTTGCGCATCTATCTATAACTCAAGATGAATTCGAAAAGCTAAAAGAACAATATACCGAAGAACAAATTAATGATACGCTAGACCAAATAGAAAACTATGCTAAAAACAAAGCCTATAAAAGTTTATATTTGACTGCTAAAAAATGGTTAGATAAAAATAATCCGAAACCAAAAGAAGAACCGTTTAAATTTGCCTGGCAATGAAAGGATTTAAAGTAACAAAAGCACACGAAGTAATTGACGATTTATTTCGTTATAGAAACAACTACCACGAAAAAGGTAAATATTTAGGCTTTGAAGGAATGGACGAATACTATTCAATGAGTTTAGGTAATTGCACTGATTGGACGGGTTTTCCTATGTCGGGTAAAACGCAAGTTCTTATGGAATGTTTAATGAATACAAGCCGTTTTTATGGTTGGAAACATTTAGTTTATTTTCCCGACGTTGGTTCTAACGTAGAAATTATCGCAGATTTAATTAACAAGAAAACTGGTAAAAGTTTTAACCCTAGTAGTTACAATGTAATTACGGACGATGAAATTTTACAAGCGATTGATTGGATAACGCACCATTTCAAAGTACTAACGCGAAGCGATATTAAAGCAAAAATGACTCCGATAGAATTTTGGGATTACGCAGTTCAATTAAAAAAAGACGAAGGATTAGAAACGGCTTCTATAGATTCTTGGAAGGATTTAAACCACCCTTATAACGACCACGGGGGTTACGCTCAGTATTTAGAGTTCGTTCTTCCGTATCGTAACCAAATCGCCGAAGATAATGACTTGCACCTGCATACGATTATCCACCCGAAGTTGACGGAAAAGGAAAACGGCAAACGTAATGCACCTGGTCCCTACGATTTAAAAGGTGGTTCTGAATGGTTTAACTCTGGCAAATGTATGATAACAGTACACCGAGACGATCCGACTTATTATAAAGCGGAATTATACTTTAACAAGATTAAACCACGTTCAAACGGGAAGATAGGAAAACACGAAATCTTTTTCGATAAAGAAAAATTAGTTTACTTTGAACAAGAACAACACGGGAATACATTAATTAAAAAATACGCTAAAGCAAAATAATGGACGATTTTACAACACTACGAGCGCAAGTTTTACTTTCTCACACTTACTTAAAGATTCAAGGAAGTTTAGACGAAATAAAAGCAAAGAACCCTAACCGAACCGACTTAATAGATAGTATGGAAGAAACGTTAGAACATTTACAAGAATGTAAGGTATATTGGAATCAACTCGAACAAGAATACCGAGCGTTGCGCCAAAACGCTTATCGATTAGAATTAGTTAACTTGGACTTAAAGACGGAAAATAACCGCTTAGAAGCCATAAATAAAGCCTTAAATTACGAATAATGAAAGAAGAACATAAATTTGAATATAATTGGACATTAAAAAATGCCAATTTTACTAAAGACAAAGGAAAAGTATTTAGTTGTTTTGCCTGTGGTGGTGGTTCTACTATGGGTTATAAATTAGCCGGTTTTGATGTTATTGGACACAACGACATTGATATAAAAATGATTGAAGTATATAAAGAAAACCATAAACCTAAATTCAGTTTTCACGAATCAATTACAACTTTCGCAAAAAGAAAAGATTTACCCAAAGAACTTTACGAACTTGATATTTTAGACGGTTCTCCGCCGTGTAGTAGTTTTTCAATGGCTGGTAATCGCGAAAAAGATTGGGGAAAAGAAAAAGTATTTAGGGAAGGACAAGCCGAACAAGTTTTAGATACTTTGTTTTTTGATTTTATTGATTTAGCAAAAGAGTTACAACCTAAAGTAGTAGTGGCTGAAAATGTAAAAGGTCTTTTATTAGGAGCCGCGAAAGAATACGTTATAAAAATATACAAAGCCTTTGATGAAGCAGGTTATTATTGCCAACACTTTTTATTAAATGCTTCAAAAATGGGTGTGCCTCAAAGAAGAGAACGAGTATTTTTTATATGTTTAAGAAAAGACCTGGCTAAACAATTTTTATATTTTGCAGATATGTTTACTGAAGTACCTAAAATAGAAATGAATTTTAATGAGAAAGAAATACCATTTAAAGAGTTTGATAGTGGTAAACCTGGCCGTAAATTATACCCAAGTGTTATTGAATGGTATGACAAAGTTTTTATTGGTGAATCGGTTGGGAATTGCATAAGAAGATACACTGGAAAAGAAAAATTATTTTCTTATTCAAAAGTAGATCCTGATAAAGCCTTAAAAACAATTTTAAGCCCTTATGATAGTGGTGAATTTAGACACGACGATATGAGTTATTTACATAATGATGATATTATACTTGGTGGTAGTTTTCCAAAAGATTATAATTTTTTAGATGTAAAAACAAAATATTTGGTTGGAATGTCAGTCCCTCCTGTAATGACCGCACAAATAGCAAGTAATATATACGAACAATGGTTAAGCAAGTTATGAAGTGTAAGAATTGTAAAGCCGAATTTACTCCAGTTCGATTTAATCAAAAGTTTTGTTTTGATTCGTTTTGTGTTAAAGTTTGGGTTGAACTTGAAAAGGAAAAACAATGGAAGAAAAAAAAGAAGGTACTAAAAGACGAACTCCAAACCGTTCAGGAACTCACTAAACTTGCTCAAGTAGTGTTTAACAAATATATAAGGCTACGAGACAAGGATAAACTTTGCGTAAGTTGCGGTTCTAAACTCGGTTCAAAGTTTGACGCAGGACACTATTTTAGTTCAGGAGGACACAAAGCCGTTACTTTTGACGAAGATAACGTACACGGGCAGTGTGTAACGTGCAATCAGCATAAACACGGAAACTTACTTAACTACCAAATAGGAATACAACAACGAATAGGAGCGGATAGGTTAATAGAATTACATTCCCGCGCTCACGATGTCAAGAAGTGGACAAAAGACGAACTAAACGAAATTATTAAACGCTATAAAACAAAAATAAATGAACGAACAAACGCTATTTGATTACTTAAAAAGTAAATACTGGGACGATCTAACCCAAAGCAAAGACAAGTTTTCTTTTTATGATTGCTTTTCGGAGTCCACTAAAACACGAATCGAACTGAAATGCAGGAAAAGACACTACCCTAATTTACTTATTGAAAAAGACAAGTATTTTAAGTTAGTAAAAAGATACATAGAACAAAACGAAATCCCGTTATATATCAATTCAACCCCCGAAGGAGTTTACGCATTCGATTTACGAGTAATTAAGCCAACTTGGACTACGGATAAACGAATGCCACAAACAACTGAATTCGATATAATCAACAAAGTAGAAAAGACCTACGCGCTAATCAATATAGAGCAAGGAAAAAGAATTTAACATTTTTTAACAAATTAATTATATCGAAGTATTGCTAATTCAATTATTAGTTTTATATTTGTGTATAATTAAAAACGAAAACGCTATGAAAACAATTGAAAAAATGAACAAACTTGAATTATCAACTTTATTAAAAGAATTAAATTATGAGTTATATTTTAATATTAATCCATCAATGGCAACAACTAAAAATTTTAGAGTTATTGTAAAAAAAGAATTAACAAAACAAGGGGTGCGACTTGGTAACGCACATTAATTTTTATACGCTATGAAACATTTATTTAAATCGTTGGCAGCCTTCCAACAAGAAGTACCCGTAATTCACAAAGGTACGCAAGGCTTTGGGTATAGTTACGCAGATTTACCCGCTATCTTTGAAAAGATTAATCCGCTTTTAGCTAAACACGGATTAGGCTTTACGCAGTTGCTTAATTCTAAAGAGGGTGAAAACTATTTAGTAACCGTACTTTTTCACGTAGAAACGGGAGAATCTATCGAAAGCACTACCTTAATACCACAAGTTGAACTTAAAGGTATGAACTCTTATCAATCTTTCGGAAGCGGTTGTACTTATTTTCGTCGTTACTGCCTATCTTCTATTTGCGGATTAGTTACGGACAAAGATACGGACGCTTCGGGAGAACAAGTAAAACACGAACCAAAGAAACCTAATATTGACCAAAAGCGATTAGGTAAGGCTTTAGAAGCGATCGCAGAAGGTAAATACACTAAAGACGAACTATTAGCAAACTTTAGTTTAACTGATTCACAAATAAAATTACTAGAAAACGTATGAAAGTCCGATGTTCTCAAATTGGTAAGATAATGACTAACCCCCGCAAGTCGGGGGAAGTCCTAAGCCAAACAGCAAAAACGTACGTACAAGACCTTGTCTTATTAGAAAAGTACGGAATCCGTAAAGAATTTAGTTCACGTTACACTGATAAAGGTAACGAAGTAGAAGACCTTTCAATAGCGTTAGTTAACGAGGTGTTGAATTACAAGTTTATATATAAAAACGATGAACATTTTAACAACGAATGGTTAACGGGTACTCCCGACGTAAACACGGACGAAGTATTAATAGACGTTAAAAGTTCTTGGGATGCTTCTACGTTTCCGTTCTTCGAAACTGAAATACCAAACAAAGATTATTATTATCAGTTGCAAGGGTATATGTGGTTAACGGGTAAAACGGAATCAGTGTTAGCTTATTGTTTGATCGACACCCCGTTAGAAATGGTAGAAGACGAAGTAAGACGCGCTCACTGGAAACTACATTTAATCGACGAAAATACGGAAGTAAGAAACGAAATAGAATCTAAGCACAAATTTAGCCATATACCAAACAACCGTAGGGTTAAATACTGGTTCGTTCAACGCGACGAACAAGTTATAGAACAAATCAAAGAACGCGTAGAGTTATGCCGCGAATACTATAATCTATTAATGAAAACGATATGAACATAACACACGAAAACGAAATAAAACACGAAGACACTATTCTAGTTTCGGTAATGACAAAATACCACGAACGAAGTAAACGCGGAATACGAAAATACGGAACAAACCTAGATAGAAAAGACGTTGATTTATTAGGGTGGTTAAACCACTTACAAGAGGAACTAATGGACGCTACTCTATACATTGAAAAACTAAAAAAAGAAATATGAAACAAACAGCAGTAGAGTGGTATGCTGAAGAAGCAATGCGATTAGAAATAAAAAAAATAAAAGGTAATATATCAGTTTATCAAATGCTTAATGAATTATCTAATGTTTTAAACCAAGCCAAAGAGATGGAGAAGCAGCAGATAGTTGATGCCTTTGGAGTTGGTTGTCAAGTTGAATCAACAAGACTAATAGGATATCACAAAATGGCAGAACAATACTACAACGAAACCTTTAAGGGGTAAAAATTGCCCTCGATTAACAATAAGGGGTAAAAATTGCCCCATTAACTAAATAGAAATGATATGAAAGCAACACTTGAATTTAACTTACCCGACGAAGAAGCGGAATACTATTGCGCCACTAAAGGACAAGCTATGTTAAACGTTCTTTGGGAAATGCAAGCGGAACTACGTAAACTATGGAAATACGAAGAACTAAACGCAGATGAACAATTAATAGTTGAACGCATACGAGAAACGTTTTTTAATAGCCTACAAGAACACGAAATAAACTTAAATAAATAACAAATGGAAACAAAAAACAACACTGGCGCAATTTTTAAGAACGACAAAAAACAAAAGGAAACACACCCCGATTACCGAGGTAAAGTAAACGTAAACGGAAAAGAAATGGAAATAGCGCTTTGGTTTAAGGAATCCAGTAAAGGAACGAAGTATTTTTCGTGTTCATTTAGTGAGCCTTATGTGAACGAAACACCGAAACAAGTTCACACGCAAATAATAGAAAAAGACGATTTACCCTTTTAAGTATGTTTATAGACGATAATAGTTTACGCAAGGAGTTAAAGGAAATTCTTCTTACGAAAACACGAAACCAAGTTGTAAAGGAAATAAAGTCCAAAGGCTTAAAGATGCATCAGTATACAATAGATCGCTTTTTAAGTGGCGCACTGGTAAGTATAAAAACTTTAAGAACTTTAGACGAATACGTTTACCGAACTCAAAAAGGTTTTAAGTAAAGAAATACCCCGCCTTAACACGTGGGGTTTTTTGTGAATTGTTATGTTTAGAAATTAATTATTATATTTGACAACAAACTAAGCAAATGGAATGGCTTAAAATAGTTGCAAAAGATCACAAAGAATGGGTTAAACTCGTTCAAAGTTTCGGCGAAGATTTCTTTGCTGAAGACATAGTACAAGAATCTTATCTTAGATTGCATAAGTATTGCAAACCCGAAAACATTATACAAGATGGGCAAATTAATAAAGGTTTTATGTATTTCGTTCTCCGTAATCTTTACTTATTACACGTTAAAAGCGAAAAAAAGAATGCAATGGTAAGCCTTAACGAGTTAGCGGTATTAAAAGACGAACCAACCAACCTAACTAAAGAAGAAGCCTATACGAGGTTACTCAGTAAGATACACGAAGAAGTTGATTCGTGGCACTGGTATGACAAACAACTATTCACGATCTATAAAGACACGGATTTATCAATAAGGGATATAGCTAAAGAAACTACGATTAGTTCTAGTTCAATTTTTAACACGTTAAAAAACTGCAAAAGCAAAGTAAGAACAAAGTTTAAAGAAGATTACGAGGACTACAAAAACGAAGATTACGAATTAATTAAATAACGTTATGAAACACGTATTAAAAGTATTGAACGAAGAATTAAAGCAGCGTAAAATCAGAGCGCACGAATGGTACGAAAGGTATAATAAACTTTACGAGGATTACCACGACTTAAAAAAGGAAAACGAAATACTAAGAAACGACTTATTTGAACTAAGTCAAGATTACTTTAAGAATAAAAATAAATAACTATGGCACGACCAAAGAAAAAACAAGCCGAAGGACTAGGCGATACGGTAGAAAACATTTTAGAAGTTACTGGAATAGCAAAAGTAGCAAAGTGGGCAATGGGCGAAGATTGCGGATGCGAAGAACGTAAGCAAAAGTTAAACGACCTTTGGAGATACACTAAACCCGAATGCCTAACGGAAGACGAATACACCTACTTAGATGAATTCTTTAAGAAAGGTAGAAATTCAGTTTCACCCAGTGAGCAAAGAGAACTACTTAAGATTTACAACCGAGTATTAAAACAAAGAATGCAACCTACTTCGTGCGGTTCTTGTCTACGGGAAGTTGTGAACAAATTAAACAAACTTTACGCCATATATAAAGACGAACAAGAAAATGGGAAGACCGAATAAAATACATAGTCCCGAACACCTTTGGGAACTATTCAGCGATTATAAAAGCCAAGTAAAAAACAACCCTATCTTAAAACACACTTTCGTAGGTAAGGAAGGAAGAAGCGAATACAGTGAACTAGAACGACCTCTAACCATAGAAGGCTTTGAATGTTACTGCGCTGATTTAGGGATTATAGGCGATTTAAGCCACTATTTCGCGAATACGAATAATAGATACAAACGCTTTTTAACTATCGTTACGCGCATACGTAAGGAAGTAAGAAACGACCAAATAGGCGGGGGTATGGCAGGAATCTATAATTCAAGCATAACCGCACGACTAAATAACCTAGTCGAAAAGAAGGAAATTACCAACGTAGAGCAACCGCTATTTTTAGATGTTTCAGAAAACGACAGCGATAAACAAGATACTGAATCTTAAGAAACGGATTAAGATTATTCAAGGGGGAACTTCGGCGGGTAAGACGTTTGGAATTCTTCCTGTATTAATTGACAAGGCCGCACGACACGAAGGAATCGAAATAAGCGTAGTTGCAGAAACAATACCCCATTTAAGACGGGGTGCGCTCAAAGATTTCTTAAAGATAATGAAATGGACGGGTAGATTCTTCGAAGATAGGTTTAACAAATCGTTACTCCGTTATGAGTTCGCAAATGGTTCGGTTATAGAATTCTTTTCCGCAGATGACTCAAGTAAACTACGTGGTGCAAGGCGCGACATTCTTTATATAAACGAATGTAATAACGTTACGTTTGATTCTTACAACGAGTTAGCTATACGAACACGTAAGGAAGTTTACCTAGATTTCAACCCGTCTAATGAATTTTGGGTACACAAAGAATTAAAAGACGAACCCGATTCGGACTTTTTAATCTTAACTTACAAGGATAACGAAGCCTTAGACCAAAGCATTATAGACCAAATCGAAAAGAACAAAGAAAAGGCAAAGACGTCTAGTTATTGGGCTAACTGGTGGAAGGTTTACGGGGAAGGCCAATTAGGAATGTTAGAAGGGGTGGTATTCTCAAATTGGAAAACAATAGACACGATACCAAAAGAAGCAAAGTTACTCGGGATAGGGTTGGATTTTGGTTATACGAACGATCCGACTGCGATAATAGAAATATACAACTACAACGGCCAACGAATTGTAAACGAATTAGTTTACCAAACGGGTTTACTTAATAGCGATATAGCGAAACTTCTACCAAAACACGTTATAGTTTACGCGGATTCTTCCGAACCCAAAAGTATAGACGAAATAAAACGTTTTGGTGTAACGATTAAAGGAGTAACCAAAGGTAAGGACTCGATAAACTACGGGATAGATGTAATTCAGCGTAACGAATACTTAGTAACGTCAAACAGCAGTAATTTAATCAAAGAATTACGCGCGTACGTTTGGGACACTGACAAACAAGGCAACCGACTAAACAAACCAATAGATTTTAATAACCACGCTATCGATGCGTTTAGATACCACGAAATGGAAACTCTAGGGATAGGCTCAAACTACGGAAGCTATGCAATACGATAAAACTAACGATATGCAGGTAATGATTTCTCGCGTAGAGCAATACATTTACGAGCGTACTGGCAAAAAGGTTCGAATAGTATTAAATAATATGGCGCGGTTTCCTATTCACTTTGAAATGCTAATTAAAGCACACGAACACGTTATGAATTACAAAAACACGAATAAATAATTATAAGTATATGAAGTTAGATATAACTATACCAAGTTCAATTAGTGAAATCCCTTTAGTACACTATCAAAAGTTTCTAAAGTTGCAAAAATCTTCCAACGACGAAGAATTTGTAGCGCAGAAAATGATAGAGATATTTTGCGGTATTCAGTTAAAGGACGTTGTTAAAATGAAACTAACAAGCGTTAACGAACTGATTGTACACTTTCAAACTATATTCGCGGAACGTCCGAAGTTTAAACCTACGTTTAAGATAGGCGAAATAGAATTCGGATTTATTCCCGACCTAGAGAATATAAGTTTCGGCGAATACGTCGATTTAGATAACTACCTTTCGAAGTGGGAAGATTTCCACAAAGCTATGGCGGTAATGTACCGACCTATCAAAATACGGAATAAAGATAAATACGAAATAATCGAATACACGGGAGCGGGCGAATACTCCGAACTAATGGAGTTCGCGCCAATGGACGTAGCGATAGCGGCTTCGGTTTTTTTTTGGACTTTAGGAAGCGAGTTGTTAAGCGCTACCCTAAATTATTTGGAGAACCAACTGAGAACGATGAACGAGAACGAACAAGCGACTTTAGCGCACGAACTCAATTCGGGAAAAAGTGGGGTTGGTATTCAAGCATCTATGGACTCGCTAAAGGCGACCTTACAAAATACGACGAAGTTACTAAATACGGATTATTTAAATGTCTTACCTATCTTACCTTCGAAGCGGAAAAGAACGAAATAGAAATGTTAGAAATTAAAAAGAAATACTAATGAATGGTTATTACTCACTTTTAAACGAACTTAGAACACACTTTAACAACGACCCGTTAGTAAACACTGTATCGCAAGGTTCGATATTTAACGTGGACTTAGGCAAGCAAACTATTTTTCCGTTGGTTCATATAATTGTAAACCAAGTTACTTTTAATGACAACGTAATGACTGCGAACGTTACTTTAATGGCTATGGATAACGTAAGCCAACGAAAAGAAGAAGCGCCCGACTCGTTCGAAACTGCGGATAACGAAATAGATGTTTTAAATACGCAGTTAGCAATTCTTAACCGCGCGTTTGAGATGCTTAAACACGGGAATATTTGGGATAACCTTTACCACTTAAATGGAGCGCCTACGTGCGAGCCTTTTATAGAACGCTTCGAAAATTATTTAGCGGGTTGGGCTATGACATTCGACGTTGATTTCCCTAACGATATGACTATTTGTTAATGGAAAAAGAACTACAATTAGAAGCACTTGAAAAGTTTCGCGACTACGTTATAGCAGAAGCGAAAAGCAACCTACGTAAAAAAGACGTAACGGGCGATTTAAGTAAATCCTTAGCCGCTGAAATTAAAGTAATGCCTAATTCAATTCGTTTCTTTTTCGAAATGGAAGAATACGGCTTTTATCAAGACCAAGGGGTACGCGGTATAAAAAGTGGACGTAGTTTAAGCGGGTTTAAGTTTGGTTCGGGTACTGGTAAAAAAGGCGGTTTAACGGAAGGCATCCAAAAGTGGGTTAAACAAAGACGAATTCAATTTAGAGATAAAGGGGGAAGGTTCTTGAGTAGCAATGCAACGGCAATGCTTATAACGCGTTCCATTTGGCGCAAAGGAATTAAGCCTTCGTTGTTTTTTACTAGACCATTTGAAGCCGCATTTAAGAACTTACCCGACGAACTTATAGAACGTTACGGGTTAGAAGCAGAAGAAACATTCGATACGATAATGAAAGAAAATTTTAAGAACTATGGCTATTAATAGAATATTTGCACGAAGTCCGTACATTATAGAAATCAACGAAGTAGGACAAAGCGGAAGTAAGGTAGAATTATACATTTACCCAAACGGTACAACCCCGCCAACTTCCCCCGACTATACGTTAGAAAAATTAATACCCGCGAGTAACAACACACAAACGTTGTATAACATTTCTCCATACGTTATGGAGCAAATTACCCACGATGCGTTTATAAACAACTACGCTACCGATTCGGGGTTACTGCAAACAAGCCAATATATTTTAGTGGATGTCAAGCGCTACAAATTAGTTTTGAGTACATACGTTTTATTAGACACTATAACTTATTACGCTTACGACGGATTCGGGTATTATTCGCAAGGCTATAACCCTACTCACGGACAAGCGATGCCCGTACACCTAGACGAAAAGGATTACTATTTTTGGAGCGATGCAAACAACACCCCAATAACTAATCAACTTGAACGAGCGGGTACATTTACCGCGTGGTTAGAAAATGGTTGGAGCGTGAAATATACGCAATTACAAACGGGTTTAACGCATTCATATACGATCACTTCGGATAATATGTATAACCTTTACAGGGTAAGACCTGCGTTTTATCTTACAGGAAACAAAGTAGAAATTTTTACACCTACGTCGGTGTTAAGTTGGGAAGCAACGTTTTACCCAATAGAAGAATGTAAGTACGATGTAATTACAATAGATTTCATAAATATGTACGGAGCGTGGCAACGTGAATTTATGTTTAAGGCTTCTTACGAAAACTTAAGTACAAGTACAACCGAATTTAATTTAATGCAAAGCGGTTCCGTTCCTTTTTGGAGTTACGACGAACTTCTAAACCAACGACAAACATTCAACACGAACGGAATAATTAGTTACCGAGTTAATACTGGGTGGGTAGACGAAACGTTTAACTCAAACATTCAACAACTACTTTTAAGCGAACGAATTTTATTGAATAACCAACCCGTTAAAATGCGTACAAAAGAATTCGAGAAACAAAAAAACATAAACAACAAAACGATTAATTACGTATTAGAATTCGAACAAAGTAACGACTTAATTAACAACGTTATCTAATGAAAAGACAAGTACGCATATTTGTAGAAGGACGGCAATTAGATTTATTTTCAGACGAAACAATCGAAGTAAATTCTACGATTCAAAACATACAAGACATTTCTAAAACGTTTACGGACTTTTCGCAGTCGTTTACAATACCTACGAGCGCGAATAATAACGCTATTTGGGAATACTTTTACGAGAACGCGTTAAATAGTTCGATTAACTACCAAGAACGCTTAGACGGCTATATCGAAATAGATATGACCTTTTTTAGACGTGGTAAAATCCAAATGGAAAAAAGCCAACTAAAAAACGGACAACCCGACAACTACACGATAACTTTTTACGGGGATGTAACAACGTTAAAGGACTTAGTAGGCGAAGACCTATTAAGCGACTTAGATTATACAACTATAAACCACGATTACACGTTTACGGAAGTATTTAATAGAGTTCGCGATATAGTAACGGACTACGATGTATGTTACCCGCTTATAACGTCTAATCGTATTTGGGAGTATTTAAGTACGCAACCGACTAGTAACGTTCCGAATTGGTTAGTTCCTTTTATGGGTTCAACGTCTAACGATATACACACGAATTCGGGTGCAATAGATTACCGTGAATTATTTCCTGCGGTTAGGGTAAAATCTATTTTTGATATTATCGGTTTACAATACGGAGTAACTTTTACGGGTGCATTCTTAAGCGATCCGAAATTTACACAGGCTTATTTATGGTATAAGAATAAAAATGATTACGAGTTTAGTGGGCAACCTAAACAACTTGATTTTGATACTATCATTAGTTCATACATACCAACGTACCCGCTTAATTTATACGTTGATTCTTCGTTAAACCAAATTACAACCCCATTCTTTAACGGCGCTACTTGGATGAACCACGTAATAACGTTAGACGTTACTTCGGTAAGTTCGCCTACAACAACTTACTGGATAGACACGTATAGAAACGGAGCGTTATTTTCTACAACGCAAGGAACGGGAACGGCTACGTATGGACTTGCTAACGTGCCAAATGTTCTAGGCTTAAACGATGTTTGGGAATTTTATATTCGTTCTAATTTTCCTTTAACGTTTGATTCGGAAATACAATACGAAGTAACTTACATTACTTCCGTGAATCCGATTCCAACAACGGAATTTATTCGTTATTCAAACATTACGTTAAACCTTTCCGCGTTTACGGACTTAGCGCAGTTAGCGCCACAAATGAAAGTAAATGATTTTATAGCGGGAATCTTAAAGCAATTTAATTTAACGTGTTTTGGCACTGGGGTAAACACTTACGAAATTGTACCTTTGGACGATTGGTATTCAGCGGGTGCGGTTATCGATATTACTGAGTTCACGGACAAAACCGAAATAGGAATAGATAGGGTTAAGCTATATAAAAAGATAGCGTTTAAATTCCAAGAATCTAACTCGTTAATGAATAAAGCATTCTTCGAACAAGGATTAAAAGAATACGGAAACACGGAATATCAATACCCATACGACGGCGGTGAATTTAGTATAGAAGTTCCTTTCGAGAATCTTTTATTTAATCAGTTTACGCATTCGGGAACTCCAACGGGTTTACAAGTTGGCTATTCATTAGATAGTTCGTTTTCGCCTTACATACCTAAGCCGTGTTTACTTTACAAGTACGGGGGCGTTAATTTGGCTAACCATATACACTTTACCGACGGAAGTAGTTTATATCTTACAAACGACTATGTTATGTTTGGACAAGATTTAACCGATAACGGAATAAAGTATTCTACAAACTTTGCGCCCGAAACTTCTTCGTATTGGCTTACTCCGATTCAACAAAGCATCTTCGCTACGTATTATTTTCCTTACTTGACTAACTTATTTAATCCTAAAAATAGGCTAACAACTATTAAGGCGAATTTACCCGTTTCGATTCTTACAGGATTGCAGTTAAACGATCGCTTAATTATTCGGGACAAGCGTTATTTAATTAACGAAATGAAAACGAATCTAGTAACGGGAGAAACTACGTTTCAACTATTGAACGATTTTATGCCCGTGTTTCCTATTCGGGTTATACAAACAAGTCCAAGCCAAGAAGAAGTTACCGTGCCTATAACGCTTCCGAATTTTGGATTAATGGGTAGTTTTTCTTCGTCAACTACGGGGGTGGTAATTACGCCAAGTTCAATTACTTCTAGTCAAACGATTAGAATAAGTTTACCGCCTGTAATTGGGGATATAGATAGAGTAACGCAAAACAATTTATTAAGAATAACCGAAGCGGGGGTACAATTAGAAACGGAAGGAAGAAACGATGTAATAAGCGTAACCGCAGAATACACTAACCAAAACGGAAGCGTACAAACTCAAGAAATAGTAATTTTAAGAATATGAGTTACATTAATCAAATAGTCCAACTTTTACAAGTAGCGGATTTCGTAGGCGAACACGAATACATTGAAATCGCAAAAGGAAAATACAAACTACACTACGACTTGAAAGGGACGTACAAACAAGCGATAAGAGAGTTTAGAATACAAAGACAAAAAAGAAATGGCAGAAAAAAGAACTATTGAACTTGAGATTCAAGATAACACTAAAAGCCTTAAGGCGCAGTATAAAGAAGCCGTTGTAGAATTACAAAAAGTTTCCGCTGCATATGGAGAAACCTCGGACGAAGCAATTTTAGCAGCAAAGGCCGCCGCCGAATTAAAAGACCAAATCGGATTTACTAACGACTTAGTAAACTCATTTAACCCCGACGCTAAATTTGATGCACTAAGCAAATCGTTTGGCGGTGTGTTAGACGGCTTTTCTGCGGTTCAAGGTGCAATGGGGTTAGTTGGTGTTGAATCCGAATCGGTAGAACAAGCAATGCTTAAAGTTCAAAGCGCTATGGCTTTATCTCAAGGTTTTCAAGGTTTAATGGAAGCCAAAGATTCATTTAAGCAATTAGGCACGGTAGCAAAAGAAACGTTTAAAAGTTTATCTTCTGAAAGTTCATTAGCGGGTAAGGCTACAAGCGCACTTGGTCCTGTATGGAAGGCGGTTGGATTAAGCGGTAAAAATGCTTTAAGTGGAATCCGTGCGGGAATCGCTGCAACGGGAATAGGTTTATTAGTAGTTGCATTGGGTGCTATCGTTGCTTATTGGGACGATATTAAAGCCGCCGTAGGTGGGGTTACTGGTGAAATGAAAAAGAACTTAGAGTTAAGCCACGAACAAGTAGCAAACGCACAAACCGAAGTAGAATTATTCGACTTACAAGAAAACTCATTAAAATTACAAGGGAAAAGCGAAGAAGAAATATTAAAGATTCGCCAAGGTAAATTAAAAGTTTTAGCTAAAGAACAAGAAGAAGAAATAAAATTAGCGGAAAATAAAAAAATATTAGAAGTAGAAGCATCAAAACGAAATCAAAAGTTTTTAAGTTTGTACATTCAAGGGGTTTTACTTGGAGCAAGTTCGTTTGCTTATGTATTCACTGCGATAATAGACGGCGTTTCGAATGGTATTATTTTTCTAGGTAAGAAATTAAATTCGTTTTCGCAAGGTTTCCAAAACATAATGATAGACGCAATAGTTTTGCCCGTTGAAACTGCGTTAAAAGGAGTAAACGAATTACTTAAGGTTGCGGGATTATCAACTATAAACGTTAAAGGAATTGTAGGGGATATTAAAGGTTCGATGAAGGAAGTTACTTCCATAGGTAACAAATTTATTCAAGGGTTAGAAGGAACGACTTTAACAAAAGATTTATTCAACCTAACTAAAGAATATGCAGCCGATCCGTTAGCTAAATTAGTGTTTGATCCCGAAGCGGTAACAAAAGAGGGGGACGATGCGTTAAAGGCGATGAAAACGGAACTCGCGAAAACTCAAAACGAAATCGCGGGCGCGGAATTAGAAATTAGAGATATTAAAAAAGAATCTAACAAAGCAACGGCAAAAGACAAAAAAGAATCCGATACTTCGATGACTGAATATCTAAACGCTTTGGAAGCCGAACGACAAGCGAATATAAAAGACGCAAGGGAAAAAGAATTACAGGAAGCCGCGAATAAATACGATGAACTTACCGCGTTAGCTGATAAGGCGGGACAAGACACAACTAAAATTACCGAAGATTATATAGCACAAAGAAAAGAAATAAATAATCGTTTTGATGCGTTAGAAATCGAAGAACAACAAAAGAAGGACGCGGAACTTTTACAAAAAATGGTTGAAGCGGATGCGGCCGCGTGGGAAATAGAAAAGAATAATCGTCAACTTCGAATTGACGGGATGAAAGACGGAAGAAAAAAGGAATTAGAAATAATCGATTTAGCTTACGATTCTGAATTACTCGCTTTGAATAATCAATTAGACGCGAAAACAATAAGCGAAGAAGAATACCAAAAACAAAAGGTATTAATGGAGGAAAAGTACGGTAAACAAATTGCCGATACTAACAAAAAGTTTGACGAAGAAGACAAAGCACGAAGACAAGCGGCAATGGAGCGTAACGCGGATTTTGCTAAACAAGGATTATCTATTATTTCAGACATTACGGAAATGTTTGGTAAGAAATCAGAGAAACAAGCGAAACGCGCATTCCAAGTTAAGAAGGCGGCTAATATTGCTTCGGCTTTGGTTGATACGTATATGAGCGCGAACGCGGCTTATTTATCGCAGTTTACACCCGTTCCCGATCCGACTTCCCCCGTTCGTGGTGGTATCGCTGCGGGGTTAGCAGTTGCGGCGGGATTAGTTAACGTTGCTAAAATTTCTTCGCAAAAGTTTGAAGGTGGCGGCGCTTCGGGCGGTGGTGGTGGTTCTACTGGTGGCGGTGGTTCAATAGGTAGTGGAATGTCGGGCAGTCAAGCACCTTCGTTTAACGTTGTAGGTAATAACGGACTAAATCAATTAGCACAACTACAACAACAACCAACACAAGCCTACGTGGTGAGTGGACAAGTTACCACGGCTCAAAGTTTGGATAGGAATAGAATACAAAACGCAACACTTTAATAATAATTAAATTAATAAGTTATGAGAATCATAGAATTGATTATAGACGAAAAGGACGAACAAAGCGGAATAGATGCGGTTAGTGTTGTACATTCCCCCGCGATCGAAGAAAACTTTATAGCGTTAAATAAACACGAAATCGAATTAAAAGAAGTTGATACCGAGAAAAGAATTCTAATGGGTGCGGCTTTAGTTCCTAATAAGCAAATTTACCGACGAAACGCAAAGAACGAAGAATACTATATTTACTTTAGTTCGGACACGATTCGTAAAGCAAGTGAATTATTTTTAATGCGTTCAAACCAAAACAACGCAACTTACGAACACGAAAAAAAGTTAACTGGTTTAAGTGTTGTTGAATCGTGGATAATCGAAGACGAAGAAAAAGACAAAAGCAAACTTTACGGATTCGACTTACCAAAAGGAACTTGGATGATTTCGATGAAGGTAAACAACGAAGAAGTTTGGAAGGATGTTAAAGAAGGCAAAGTAAAAGGCTTTTCAATAGAAGGGTATTTTGCTGATAAATTCGAAATGAGCGCAGAGGAAGACGAAGCAACCGAGGTGGTAAATGAGTTAAAAAGGTTGTTAGGAATCGAATTAGAATCTTACACGGACTATCCAAAAGGCGCAACGGAAAACGCTAAAATAGCTTTGAGATACGCAGAAGAAAACGGGTGGGGTGAATGCGGAACGGACGTAGGTAAACAACGCGCAAACCAATTAGCAAAAGGCGAACCAATAAGCGAGGAAACTATTTCACGTATGGCAAGTTTTGAACGACACCGCCAAAACTCAAATAAAGAACTTGGGGACGGATGCGGACGTTTAATGTGGTTAGCTTGGGGTGGGGACGAAGGTATAGAATGGGCGCAAAGAAAACTAGAACAAATTAAAAATGGCTAAACAAACAAGCGTAACTACTCACACTCGTAAACCAAAAGTAAAACGTCCAAACGTTCACGCGAAAAGTAAAACGAGCAAACTAAAAACGAGTAAAAATTACGTTAAACTAAATAAAGGTCAAGGATGAACGAAAACGGAAACAAACCACGAGCAGCGCGAACAAGTGGAAAAAGAGCGTGTTTATGTAAAGACGGAAAATACCGCCTTAAGTGTTGTACGGGCGAACTACAAAACCAAGGGATAGGAAGCGATGTAACACCACCGCAACCCGTGCCACCCGCACCGAATTGGAATCCACTACCATAAAAATGCAACAAACAAAAATTAAATAAGTTATTAGATTATGAAAAACATTTTAGACAAAATCAATAAGGCTCACGAAGTTGAAGCAACTAAGTTAGCAAAACACGAAGTAGAATTAGCGATAGTTCAAGACATTATAAAATTATTTTCCGATGGTCAAAATTTAGCTTCTACTGCGGGTTCAATGGTAGATAGTTCAGCGGTAAAATTTGCTGATGCGTTAAAACCATTAGAACAAGCAAAGAAATTAATTGAAAAAGTTTTAGTAGATGCAAAATCTTTAGGTGTTGAAATTCCTAAAGAAACGTTAACTATTTTTAATAAAGTAGATGAATTTATTAAGTATTCTAAAAACTCAATTAATACATTAAATAAAATATAAAATGAAAAATAGCACACTATTAGAAAAAATCAAATCTATGTTATCTAACGAAGTAAAGTTAGAACAAATGCTTATGGGCGATGGAGTAACCAAAATCGAAGCGGATATGTTCGAAGCGGGTAAGGAAGTATTCGTTGTAACTGAAGACGAACAAAAGATAGCCGTTCCCGTTGGAGAATACGAATTAGAAGACGGACGTATTCTAGTTATCGTTGAAGAAGGGATTATTTCCGAAATCAAAGAAAAGGTAGAAGAAGTTGAAGAAGAAGTTGCACCAACTGAAGAACCAACCGAAGCAGAGCCCGAAGAAGAAATGAGCGCACCAGTATCTACTCCTAAAAAAACAATCGAATCCATCGTTAAAGAAACGTTCTTTAGCGAAATGGAAAAACTTAAAGAAGAAAACGAAGCGTTAAAAGCAGAATTGGCAAAACTTTCAAAAGTTGACGTGATCGCAAACGAAGCGACCGAACTTAGTGAAATACCTACCCCAATTTCTTTTAACCCCGAGAACGAAGCAAAAACCGAGTTTACTAAAATCGGGAAAAAAGCACCACGCGGAATAATGGATTCCGTTTTAGACAAAATTTATAAATAATTAAAAAAAAGAAAAAATGCCAAATCCAAACATTACAACTACTTACGCAGGCCAGTGGGCAGGTAAGTACGTTTCAGCGGCTCTTTTGAGCGCACCAACTATTGAAGGTGGCGGGGTAACCGTTATGCCTAACATTAAATTTAAAAGCGTTATTCAACGTTTAGAGACAACTAACTTTTTGCAAGACGCAACTTGTGATTTTAACCCTGCGGGACAAGTTAACTTAACCGAGCGAGTTCTCGAGGTTAAAGACCTACAAGTGAATATGACACTTTGTAAAAAAGAGTTCCATTCAACTTGGCAATCAATCGAAATGGGTTATTCTTCTTTCGATACTTTACCAAAATCTTTTGCTGATTACCTTATCGCTTATGCCGCTGAAAAAGTTGCAGCCGCTAACGAGGTTTCTATTTGGCAAGGTTCTTCTTCTACAAGTGGTCAATTTGACGGGTTATTTACAACCGCTCAAGCAGACCCTGCATTACCAGTAGCGCAAAATATCGCGGGTGGTGTAATTAACGCGGGTAACGTTATCCCTGCTTTGCAATCGGTTTACGATGCTATCCCTGCTTCTTTGTTCGGTAAGCCCGACCTTAAAATTTACGTTGCACAAAACGTTCTTAAAGCGTATGTTGCGGCATTAGGTGGTTTCTCTGCATTGGCTACGTCTAACTCGGGGGTTAACGCTCAAGGGACAATGTGGTATAACAACGGAATGGTAACTTTTAACGGAGTTCCTATCTTTATGGCTAACGGATTGCCTACTTCTTCTATGATGGCTACAACTACTTCTAACCTTTACTTCGGTTGTTCTTTGTTGAGCGACACGCAAGAAGTTAGAGTAATTGATACTTCTGCTACTTTAGGAGATGACAACGTTCGCGTTATTATGCGATACGCTGCGGGTGCGCAATACGGAGTTATTGAAGATATCGTAGTTTACGGATAATCAACCTAACCAAAATATAACGGGGTGGTGGATAAAACTGCCACCCTTTTTTTTAACAAATAAAAAACTAAAATTATGAGCTGCGATATTAGCCACGGAAGATTAGAACAATGTAAAGATTCAATTTCGGGTATTCAAGCGATTTACGTATTAAACTACGGACTTTACGATCCATACACCGACGTTACTTACGACACGGCAGTAGGTTTGGAAGACGTTATTACTGCGATTTCTTTACCCGCTTTATCTAACATTTACAAATTTGAATTGAAAGGCGCAAATATGTTCGATACAACGATTACTAGTTCACGTGATAACGGAACTACGTTCTTCGAACAAGTTTTAACCGTACAATTAAAGAAACAAGACGCGATTACCCACAAACAAGTTAAATTACTTGCTTACGGACGTCCTAACATTATCGTTCAAACAAACGCAAATCAATTCTTTATTGCGGGATTAGTTCGCGGAATGGACGTTACTGCGGGAACTATTAATAGCGGTACAAATTTGGGGGACTACAATGGTTATAGTTTGACTTTCACTGGTCAAGAAGCCGTGCCTGCGAACTTCCTAGATTGTTCCGATGAACCGACATTAGTTGCATTATTAGGTAACCCTACGGTGGTTAATTCTTAAGAACTTTGTTTCATATGCGTTAAGGGGGTGGAAACACCCCTTTTTTATTGCACAAAAAAACGGATTACTAGTTATAAATATATGATAGTAGTCAAAGAGCAAATTACTCCACAACAAATTAATTTTATCGTACGTTACGGAATGGCGCAGGATTTATATTTAATTGACGAAAACACGAATGTAAGCGTTTATGTATCTAACATTCAAATTTTACCTAATGACTATTATACTGCTGCTTTAGGTATTTTTCCAACTAAAGAGAATCATTTTTATTGGTTACAAGTATACGATGCAAATCAAAATCTTGTTTTAAAAGAACGTATGTTTTGCACTAATCAACCAATAGACACGTTCTCAGTAAATAACGGCGGTTACATTAGTAACCAAACAACTAACGACTTTATAATGTATGAGTAATAACGTCCATATACTTCAACTTGCGGAATATCAACAACCGACTATCCAAGAATCCAAACGAGATGCGTGGGTAGAATTCGGGGAAGATAATAATTACTTCGGGTACTTAATAGATAGGTATACGAAATCCACTACAAACAGCGCGATTATAAACAACGTAAGCCGTTTAATTTACGGCAAAGGTCTTAGCGCCTTAGATGCTTCGCGTAAGCCTAACGAGTACGCTCAAATGATGACCTTGTTTAGTCCCGATTGTTTGCGTAAAATGGTATTCGATCGTAAGTTATTCGGGCAATTCGCAATGCAAGTTCATTATAATGACAAACACGATAAAATACTAAAGGTTTACCATATGCCAGTAAACTTATTACGTGCGGAAAAATGCAACGACAAAGGCGAAATAACGGGATATTTTTATTCCGATAATTGGGAAGACGTACGTAAGTTTCCACCTACGCGAATTCCCGCGTTCGGACACTCAAAAGACAAAGTAGAAATAATGTTCGTTAAGCCTTACGGAGTTGGGATGAAATACTACGCATACCCCGACTACCAAGGCGCGATTCCTTACGCAGTTTTAGAAGAAGAAGTAAGCGACTATTTAATTAACGAGGTTCAAAACGGATTTTCGGGAACGAAAGTAGTTAATTTTAACAACGGAGTTCCTTCGGAAGAACAACAAGACCTTATTTCACAAAAGGTTTTATCTAAGTTAACGGGTTCAAAAGGTCAAAAAGTTATAGTAGCGTTTAACCTAAATTCGGAATCAAAAACCACCGTAGACGATATTCCATTAAACGACGCACCCGACCATTACACTTACCTAAGCGAAGAATGTTTACGCAAAATAATGTTAGGCCATAACGTAACAAGTCCGTTACTTTTCGGGATTGCAAGTTCTAACGGATTTAGTTCTAACGCGGATGAATTGCAAAACTCGTTTATTCTATTTAATAATATGGTTATTAAGCCATTTCAAGACGAAATAATAGAAGCGTTTGATCGTATCTTAGCATTTAACGGAATAGCCTTAAAATTATTCTTTAGAACGTTAAAACCGCTTGAATTTACCGACCTAGAAAACGCAACTACGGAAGAACAAGTAACCGAAGAAACGGGAGCGGATGCAACCGAACTTAAAGCACAAAGCACGGAAGAACAAATAGCGTTAGCGTTACAAGAATTCGGCGAACAACCCCAAGCGGATTGGCTATTAATAGACGAAGCACCCGTAGATTACGACACGGACGAAGAAGAAAACAACGCGCTAAAAGGCGAAAAAAGTTTATTCTCTAGGTTAGTTGAATTGGTAAATACTGGTATCGCATTCCCTAACGCTAAGTCCGAACAAGACGAAGTTATAGAAGGCGTTAAATTTATTACACGCTATGTTTACGAAGGCGAAGACGGCGGGAAAAGCGGGAAGACAAGACCATTTTGTAAGTTAATGAAATCTTCTAAAAAGATTTACCGCAAAGAAGACATTTTACGTATGAGTAAAAGTATAGTAAACGGATTTTACGTAAACGCAGAAGGCGAACAAATAGGATTCGGACCACGTGGTAAACTTAGTTACGATATTTGGTTATATAAAGGTGGACCAAATTGCCACCACCGATGGAATAAACAAGTTTACGCGCAGTTCGATAGCCGTTTTGGAATAGACGTAAATTCTCCAAAGGCTAAACAAATTGCCGTAGCCAAAGCGGAAAAATTTGGATATAAAATTAAAAACAATGCATTGGTTTCGACACGTCCAATAGATATGCCGAACCGAGGATTTTTACCTAAATAGAAATGGCAGAAGCATTACTAATAACTAGAGACGATTTGGTGCGATTTACCGCGCTAAACGGAAACATAGATACCGATACGTTCATACAATGGATTAAAGTTGCGCAGGACATCCATATACAGCAGTACACGGGAACGCAACTACTCGAAAAAATCAAAGCGGATATAATCGCAAACACGTTAGCTAATCCGTATTTAGATTTAGTTGAGACCTACTTAAAGCCTATGTTAATCCATTGGGCTATGGTTGAATACCTTCCTTTTATGGCTTATACAATGGCTAATAAAGGAATCTTTAAACATAGTTCGGAAAACGCTTCTAACGTGGATAAAAACGAAGTAGATTTTTTGATCGACAAGCAAAGATATTTAGCGCAAAATTATACGGAGCGTTTTGTTCAATATATGATTTTTTCGGGTAATACGTTTCCCGAATATTACACAAACACGAACTCAGACATTTACCCGAACACGGATTCAAACTATACAGGATGGGTAATATAAAGAAGGAATACACGCCAAAGAAAAGCAACGTAATTAAGTTGCAAAAACTGATTAAGAAACTACAAGTAATTAAGAAATGAGCGATTGGGGACAAGCAAATATAAACGAAGTTTTTTGGGGACAATGCGCCTCACAAAATAATTTTGATTGGGGAATAGTTCAATTTAATAGCCCTTCGGGAGTTACTAATATAAGCGGTAAAGAATAATGATTAAGATTAGCGAACTAACCCCAAAGGGTACAAATTTAGAAAATAGCGACTTACTAGAAGTTTCGGAAGTTACCGCGGATGGATATAGTTCTAAATCCATTACGGGTGCGGAGATTATTACCGCATCGCAAGAAGGTATGCAAGTTGGCCTAGTAAGTGGAACTAACATTAAAACGATTAATTCTACTTCGTTACTTGGTTCGGGAAATATTGCGATTTCTACTAACCCAAGAACATTGGGTAACGTTGTAGGCTCAAACCTAACAGGTTTAACAAATCAAATTAGCGGATCCGTTTTGATTCCTTCGGGAACTATGGTTACAAACAATTCTATTTACGTTCGTAACCTACTAACTAAAACGGCGGGCTCTACAACCTCAACGGGTAGAATTTATATAAACACTACAAATAGTTTAACGGGTGCGACTTTATTAGGAACAAGTGGGGGGATGAATTCATCGGTTTACTTTCAAAGATTCGAACGAAGTTTTTACTTTGACGGAACGAACTTAAATGTATATAATCCAACGAATGGAATAAGCACCGATTTAACGGCGGGAACAAATACATTATTTGCTTTTAATCCTGCAAATGATTATTATTTAATTTTTGCAGTTCAAAACTCAACAACGACCCCCGACAACTTAGGACATAAACGCGTAACAATTCAAATTTATGATTAATCTAACAACCATTAAAGGCGGGTTCGTTATGCGCGAACTTGAATACATTTTCGAAGGCGAAGCGGAAATTCTAGACGAAACACAAGCACACGTGCCAACTGATAAAGGCGTAATTCTTTGCGACACTACAATGTCAATTAACGAAGAAACTTACGAGAATATAAACGACTTTATAACCGCTTTATATGAATAACCATTTACGGGGATTATCCTTACTTTATTATTTGCTTTCGTTTACAGGAATCGTATTCACGTTGTTTGAAGCGCCTTACGCTTTTTACAAAATATTTGCAGTGGCTTACGCAAGTTATTTAGCGTTCGACCTATTAAATTATTACGAAAATGAATACTAAACTTTCACTTTTTTTACTTTCGCTATTTACTATTTTAATGCCTGTATTCCCGCTTGTTTTAATTACAATAGGGTTTATTTGGTTAGATACTTTTTTCGGAGTATGGCGAAGCGTAAAATTAGGGGGTTGGAAGGCTTTTCGTTCCCGAAGATTAAGCGCAATAGTTTCTAAATCTATTCTTTATTCGGGCGGTATTTTTTCGGTATTCTTTTTAGAAAAATTTGTTTTAGCGGATATTCTCGGACTTTTTATAAGCGTTGATTTAATTCTAACAAAAGCGTTTACGTTCTTTTGTGCGTTCATCGAAATCAAAAGCATAAACGAATCTTACGAAGATATTACTGGTAAAAACATTCTTAAATCGTTAAAGGAATTTTTAACACGAACTAAAGACGAATTAAATGAGTTCAAGCCTTGACATTCAAAAAATAGTACAAAAGCGTTTATCGAAAGGGCAGTTCTTCGAAGAACCGAGCGACAAAACGCAAATATATTTACACCACACCGCGGGGAACGGAAACGCGGAAGGAGTAGCGCGATTTTGGAATAGTAATGATTCACAAATAGCAACGGCGTTCGTAGTTGGAGAAAACGGAACGATCGTACAATGTTTTAGCTCTAAGCATTGGGCGTGGCACTTGGGAATAGATTCGCAGGATTTTACAACGCGTGGACTACCTTACAAGAATCTAAATAAACTTTCGGTAGGTATCGAAGTTTGTAATTGGGGAATGCTAAAAGAAAAAAACGGAAAATTCTTTAACTACGTAGGCGGGGAAATAAACCCTTCTTATGTTACCACGTTAGAAACCCCTTACAAAGGCTATAAGCACTGGTACAAATACACCGACGCACAAATAGAAGCAACGCGCCAACTTGTCGTTTATCTTTGCGAAACGTACGGAATCCCGAAGGCTTATCGTAAAGAAATATGGAGTTTAGATAACGAAGCGTTCAAGGGTTCTAAGGGAATTTATACGCATAACTCCGTACGTAAAGATAAAGCGGATATTTACCCGTGTCCACGTATGATTAAAATGTTACAAAGTTTATGATTCGAATAATAGCGATTTTAAGCGTTTTAACGCTACTTTCGTGTTCAAGTGAACGCAAGGCTCAATACCACTATAAAAAGGCGCTTAAACACGGGCTAAAGGTGGTTAACGATAGCGATACGATAAGAATAACTACTTTGGATTCGTTTCCTGTAATAAAAAACGATACTATAGTTTGGGAAAAGTTTATCGCGTATCGCGATACGGTAATAAATTACAAAAATATATATATTCCTAAAACACGTTGGCAAACTAAAATAGAATACAAAGAACGGGTTAAGACGTTACGAATAGAAGGTAAGACGAAATGGAAGACCGCAAAGGCTACGCAAGTGGTTAAATATCGCACTTCGTGGTGGTTGGTGTTACTTGCTTTTGTACTCGGATTCGTTCTTCGGTTTATTCTAAATTCTACCTTTATTTCGCGGGTTCGTCTTTTCTTCCGATATTTCGGGCAAATTTAACATTTATGAATGTAATAAAACACGGAAAAAATATCCACGAATTACAATTAGTGGGTAGTCAAGTTCACGTAGCTATGTTATCGGATTTACACTGGGATAACCCTAAATGCGATTGGCAACTACTTAGAAAACACTTGGACTTCTGCAACGATAACGGAATACCCGTAATAATAAATGGGGATTTCTTTTGCCTAATGGAAGGCCGTGGGGATGCAAGACGAAGCAAAAATTTAAGACCCGAACATAACAACACACGTTATTTAGATTCGATCGTAGAAACTGCGGTAGAATGGTTTTCTCCGTACGCTCATATTATTAAGGTTATCGGATATGGTAACCACGAAACAAGTATAATCAAATATCAAGAAACGGACTTACTCCGTAGATTCGTTGATTTATTAAATTATAAATGTTCTTCCAACGTTCAAACGGGCGGGTACGGTGGTT